GCATTTTATCCGATCATATCCATTGGTGGGATTGCATACTTACTGAGAACTTCGCTTTCGATTTTCTCAATTTCTGCTAAGGCGTCTGTATAAATTTCTCTACCATTGAGAGTAACACCGCCAGGTAGTTGAACATTGTTATACTTTATTAAGTTCATACCCCACTGTCTCTTCATCAGAGCAGTAGCATATCTCTTTACAAAAATATCATTGTTCATCTGTGTAGCTTCTGTAGGATCAATAAGACGATGACATTCAATAAGAACTTTAGTTCCTGCTTGAAGGAAGTCTTTATCTATGTCAAGGTACAAACGATCATTACGTGCTGTAAATCTAAACTGTTGGAAAGATCCATTGTTTAGAACCATATCTAGAGTTTCTAGATACTGCTTGTTCATATAGTAGTTAAGGATATCTAGTGATCCGAATGCATAGAGATCATTCAAGAACAATTGATACTCAACACCAAAGAGATTAGAACGGATTGAGTTACTGACAAGACCAAATACTCTAGTGATACCAACTACATGATCAGGAATTGGAATGAAGTTTGTTGCTTCTAACCAAGTTCCAGTAGCATTTGGTGTTACATTAGTATCGGTAACTGTCTTAGTAGTTGTTGCTGCAAAACGAGTTTTATCAGCAGCAGTAATTTCGTGATATAAGTATGCACGCTCCATACCATTGTAACAGTTCTCTTGAAAAAACTGGTACGTATCATCAATAACGTTATCGACCTGATCCGTATCTATATTGATCTGCAATACAGGTTCACCCAATTGCCTCTTGCAATATGTTATAAGATCAGCTCTAGAACTTGGAGATGCCATTACACACAAAAATCCCTTCTTACCTATTTAGGAAGAAGGGATTTGGTATTTATTCAGCAGGAGTTTCTGGTGTTTCTCCTTCTGGTTTTTCTTCTAAAAGTTTTAAGGTTTCTAGACCACCCTCTAGTTTAATTTTATATTCTTTTGCTTTAGTTAAATTTGTTTCTAATTCACCAATCTGTTTTACTGTAGTGGCAATTTGCTCTTCAAAATTTTTCTTTAATTGTTCAGGATCCATAGTAATCAAAAATGATATTGTATATGTTTATTTATTCTACACTAAAACCAATGTAAGAGATAACTGAGGTATCATATGCACTTCTCTTTCCGTTTCCACTAGTTACAGTACCACCACTGTTCCACCAGTTAGAGTTTCTATGACTCCATGTTCCTTGTCTATCACCACAAGGCAGTTCGTATAGTAATTCCCATCCCTCAGAATCGTTGAATCCCCAGAGTTTTCCCTTTGTCACACCATTTGCACCACCACCAGAGGATGAGTTTTCTCCTCCAAAGTATCTACCACGAGTATTATCCCGATAGTATCCATCAAAGTCGAAGTTGCCATCAGGACCAAAGTCCATGACAGCCCAGTCTCCGCCGTCAGATGAACCGTCTCCAGAGATAAACTTCACACCACCATTACTATTTAAGTATGAAACATTTGCAAGTGGTTCTGCCAACATAGGAATTCTTCCAGAAAAACCACCATTCCACTGAGAATTATTGTTGTTGGATGAGTTCTGGTTTACACCGAAACTGGTAATATAACTTAGGAAAGTTTGTGCTCCATTCGGCATTGCAATGTAAGAAATACCACGGGGATTTCCACTAGACTGAATCACAGTAACGTCAGATACATCAACAGCACCTGTCACTCTTCCACCTGTTGTTCCCCAAACTGCAGATCCGTCATCTGGATCTACTCCAAAATATACCTCTAACTGCACATCAGTTGAATTATATCCGAGATAACCAGGACTAATTCCACTGGTAGGTCTATTACCTTCTCCAGCCCAGTTAGGAATAACCAAACTAGCTGGAATAAAACCTCCAGTAAATTCTACTTTTTGTGTGCTGGTGTTCAAATTCATTGCTAGATTACCAGCATTTGATTGAATTTGAGACAGTCTAATAATGTTTGCCATTTTATCGTACGCTAAATCCGATGTATGTTATTGGTTCGTTGTCATATTCCGAACGTTTTCCATTTCCACTGTTTGTAGTACCGCCAGAACTATACCAATTAGAGTTATTTTTTCCCCAGTTACCGCTTGAACTAACTGGTTCTTCCCATAGTTTTATCCATCCAGCAGCATCACTGAATCCCCAAATATAAGCTTTTGAAGCACTTGTACCACTACCCGACGCACTCTGCTGGATAAATTCACCTCCAAAGAATGCCCAACCACTCTGGTTGCCATTCCATTTCGGGTTAAAGTCACCTCCGCGAAGGTTACCAAAGTTAAATAGCACCCAGTCACCACCATCAGATGATCCATCTCCATTGAACATAACCAGATTACCACTGTTGAAATACTGACCGTTCTTTCTATATTCAAAAGACCTCACATCATGACCATTTGACCATGAAGAGTTGTTGCTATTACTACTGCTTTGGTTTAAACCAAAACTTGTTACGTAACTCAGTAGAGTTCTAGGTCCGCTTGGCATAGGTAGATATGCTTTATCAAGCATAGTACCTTCATCGTCCCATGAACTAGTATCTGTGTAATCGTAAGCACTGAATCTAACTCTTGTAGATACACCAAACCAAATAGGATCACCCAATTCATCAACACCAGTGAATAATTCAAATCTCCTTTTTTCTGTGTTGTATCCAACATAACCAGGAAATAGTCCTGTAGTTGGACGTGTTGTTTGATCCCAAGTTGACAGTATAACGTTACCTGGATTGTATTGACTAGTTATGTTGATAGTTCCGTCATCATTGACCCCTAAGACGGTATCACCATTACTACTTTGTAATTCTTTAACTTTTAAAATTCCCATTTTTTCTTTCCTAGTTTGGTGGATCTAAATCATCAGAAACATCTGTTCCAGTAAACACAGCCCAGAGAGCATTACCATCAGCATCCACTCCAACATAACATTCAAATTGATTCTGTTTAGAGTTCCATCCAAAAGATCCGTAACTAAGATTGGTTGTCGGTCTATTTGCAGCACCGTTCCATTGCGGTAAACCAAAATTACTGGGTTGATAGGAACCATCAAATGTGATAGCTCCTCCAGAACCAAGTGACATCACCTGACTTCCACCTACAGTTTGAACCTTATCTATTTTTAATGCACTAGTTGCACTCATTGTAAACTAAAAAGAGATTTGTTAATTGTATTTATGATCAAAGGATAACCCATGTTGCACCATTTTGAATAGTAACAATATTATTTGTTCCTACTCCAATAGGTCCGAAACTGAAAGCATTTAATCCAGAAGAAATAGTTAGATCCTCATTAATGGTTGAAGAAGAAACCTTAACAACACCATATTGATCAATCCACTGCTCCTGACCATTAGCTTTTAATGTTCCAGTGAGGTAGACATCACCTTCAACATCTAAAGCTTCTCTTGGATCCGCAGCAGATGTGAAGTTAATACCAACTTTTGTTGGTCTGAAAATATCAGTATTATTAGGAGCTTCTGTCCAACGAGAAGTTACGAATGGTTTATTATCAACAAATAGATTTCCGTTATTGATATTGAAATTACCTTCAATATTCAATGCATAGAATCTTGTAATAATGTTGTTTGGATCTGTGTTATCTTGTCCTTGGAAAGTTGTAGTGTTAATAGCAACTCTATTATTAGTTCCTTGGATAGCAAGTGCTGGTGTTGATTTCCAAGTAGTAGCTCCTTGAGAACCGTCATTAGCAGTAATTTCAAATATATCATTACCAATGATACCATTACCAACACGGAAGTTACTTAGATATCCACCAGAACCATCAGAACCACCAGTATTTCCTAAGAAATATATTGGAGCTTCATCATTATTAGCAGTTGTTCCAAGTGTCAAACCTGTTTGAGTGACAATCATATTGTCAACAGTAAGACCATCATTAGTACCACTGTTCTCAATAACAACACCACCATCACCTTGAATGGTTAGTTTGTTAGATGAGTTATTACGGAAGATAAAGTCTCTATCTGATGCTCTACCATTGAATACCCAGTGTGCTCCCTGACCAGGAACAATGCTACCAGGATTTCCAGATGAAAGGAACATCATTGCATGATTAGTATCATCATAATAATTGTCCCTAACATCAAGCAGTAACATATGGTTAGTGCTAGTGATGCCTGTTCCACCACCCTGTATTCTTAGAGCAGCTGTGTTTCCACCTTTGACTTCAAGACCAACTGCAGTATCTAATGTTGTACCAATGTTAATACCAACAGAATCTTTACTAGCATCAACAAATAATGTATCAGTATCAACTGCTAAGTCCTCAGCAACTGTAATATTACTCAAGAAATCTGCTCTACCAGATACCTGTAATGCTTGGTTAGCAGCAACAACATTACTGATGACCAAAGCACCAGTCATGGTATCACCGCCCTTCAGGACGTTGTTAGATGCAGAACCAGTTAGATTTGCTGTGATAGTACCAGCAGCAAAATTTCCACTCTGATCACGAATAACACCACTACCAGCAACGTTTGTTGAATCAAAGGTAATGTTACCTTCGTTCCAAATTCTGTTACCATTAATAGTGAATGCGTTATTATTTCCTACCTTTGTTTCAAGACTACCACTACCATTAGTACTACCACCACCTGAAGCGATAAATGCTACGTTGTAATCACTTGCTACAAGTTGAGAAGATCTAAAGTAGATAGAAGGATCGGACGCTTGACCATCTGCTCTACCAAGTTTTAAGCGAGCATTACCAGAAACACTCTCTCCACTAATAACCTCATATGTTCCATCAATATCTCCATCTGCATTATCATCAACCTGTGCAACGTTCCAGTTTTGGAATTGGAATGCATTACCTACACCACCAGTACCAATAAATTCAGCATCATCAAATGAATCAAAATCTCCACTTGTTAAACTACCAGTAATTAATGTGTAGTTGTTAGCAGGATCATTAGTATCCTGATTTGGTTCTACCTTTGTGATACTAATTGCACCTCTAGCAATACCACTAGCGGTGTAAAGGTTAACTGATTGACCAGCAACGAACGGTGTTGTATTTAAGAGTTCATCTCTGACAAGAACGTTAACTCTAACATTTCCAGTCCAATCCATAACACGAAGTTTGGATAGGAAATCTTTTTCTCTCTGGAGAACTGGTAATCTTTCATTACTTAAGTATCCAAAGTCCATATGCTGTGCAGACTGGTACCAAGTTCCTTGGCGACCATCTAATCTGTCAGCGTCCAATCCACTTAATGTACCGTCATTACCAGAATGCCAGATTTCGTGCCAGTTACCAAATGAGTTTGCTGGACTATTGAAAGATCCACGAAGGAACATACCAGCACCAACATCAGCGTTAGCATCTGTAAATGCAAGTTGTCTTACACCACCAAATGTAGCATCAAAGTCAGTACCACCATTTCTGAGGGTAAGAACCATGTGCCTTGTTCCACCATCAGATAGACCATCAGCAGAGTTGTTCTTAGTATCAGCGATGATACCAGCAGAGAACTCATCAGGTGATGGGTTACCAGTTGGTGAGTTAGTAGATGACTTAAGTCTTAATGTACTACCAGACTGGTTGGAGATATTGATATCATATGTACCAGATAGTCTATTGACTGGTAGAGTACCAGCATTCTGGTTTCCAGAGTTTAGATAGAATGCACCTTGTGCTCCATCAAGTGTATCAGCATCAAGACCAGAATCAGGACCTGTATTAATCTGAACAGAACCGTTTCCAGCTTCGCCAATTAAGAATTGTTGCTTGAAGAATCTAGCAACACCAAGAGTTCCATATGGATCACCAGATGTAGTTAGATCACTAACCCTGTCAACGTCAATTGTGACGTTTGCATACTGACGAAGAACTGTTGTAACCTTAGCTAAAAGATTGAGACCTGTTCCTCCACCAATTTCTGATGGAGCAGATGATACAATAAAGTCAACATTTTGTTGAGAAGTATTCTGTCCATAATCTTTACCACCAGCAACGATAGTGACATCAGTAACTGCACCAGCAGAAACAACTAGGTTTGCTCTTAGACCAGATCCAGCACCACCAGTTAGAGGTAAGTTGAAATATTGTCCGTCAGTAAATCCAGAACCACCATTTTGAATAACAACTTCTTCAACGAAACCACCTTCTGTCTGGGAAGACTCAACTGTTAGTGGTGATTTACCTCTGTTAAATTCTAGAACTGTTCCAGCAGGAAGAGTTGATGTAATGAATTTATCAAGAGTAATAGTTGTATTACCAGATTCAGTTAGAACACCATCAATATTTGTATCTGTTTGAATACCAGTAATTGGTACAATATCATGACCTTTTAAGAAGTCAGAATTTGAATCAAAGATTAACTGAGAGGAACCACTGTTTGCTTGAAGTTTTAATTGAGCAAAGTATCTTGTTTCAGGACCTTTGATTGTCTGTACAGCAGGTGCATATGCTTGGTCTCCTCTCAAGAATGTAAAGGAGTTAGCAGCACTATCAACACCCGATGCGTTAGATGCTAAACGTGCTGTAGAAATAACACCTGATGTAATATCAGAAGCAGCAATCTGGTTAGTAGATAGAGATACCCAGTTGTTATTATTGTCAGCAGATGTGTTGACAACACGGTTGATATTGATTGTCTCAGCAGGAAGATCACTAGAGAGAATTGTATCTGTGTCTACGATCTTAATGTTGTTAACAATGTCACCATACAATCTACTTTCAATTAAAGCAGTAGCAGTTGCCTGTGTACCAGATCCTGCAGGAGCAGCGATTGTAATAGTAGGTGGAGTAGTGTATCCCTTACCACCAACAAATCCATTGAACAATTCAATGTTCATAATCACAACTTGACCATTAGCAATGGTTGTTGTAATCAATGCGTCTACTGCACCAGCTTGAGGGTTACCACCAGATACTGTTACAACAGGTGGAGTGATGTATCCAGATCCACCGTCAGTAATGTTAACTTGGAAGACAACACCCTGTCTATATTCAGTTGATTGGATCTTACCACCACTAACACTACCAGTAAAGACATCACCGATAGTAAATTGTAGTGTTGGGTCAACTGCAAACGAAGTAAATAAACTTTCGTTATCGTTGTTTAAGATGAACGATGTTGTGGTATCCTGTTGGATAGCAATGTCACCAGCAAGTGCTCCTTCAATTGCAAGTCTTTCATTTTGGTTTGCAACAGTATAAACTTGGAAAGGACGTAGAGGTGGAATCTGATCTTCAGAAATCTTACCAGAATCAGTAAGTTCAACCAATGCTCTAGGAACTGGGTTAGTAGAGAAAGGTTTGTTGATGTAAGGTCCTAAAGCGTTAGTGATAAAGTCTTTAACTGCCTTCTGTGTAGGTAGTTTAGAGTCACTAGAGTTAGCACCACCAAGTGTATTGCTGTTATCAAAACCAGTAACAACAACATCACCACCTTTCAACTTCAAGAATTCAACTTCAGAGATCGTAACCGTACCAGTGAAGGTGATGTTACCAGTTCTGTTCTCGATTCTAGCAAATGTACCAACCTTAAAGTCACCTAGTTCGTCAGTACCAGAAACGTATGTTCTACCATAATCCTCAGATACCTGTTCGTTTGCTTCAATCTTAGTACCACCGTTCTCAGGTAGAGCAAGGTAAGTAGTACCAGAACCAGCATATTCCCAAGTGTGAGAAGAAGAGTTAACAATGGATGGTCTGTGTAACTTAAGATTTTCTCCAACCAGAGATGCTAGAGAAACTACTTGATCAGTAGCAATGCTCTTAAATGATGCAGGACCTCCAGCACCAGATTCTAATGTTAATTGAGCGGAGAAAGGAGGACCAACTGTAACACCCTCTACAGCATCAACAAAGTATTCAATCTCTGGATCAGTATTTACAAATCCATCAATCTTAACAACATAGTGCTCTAGTGGTTCTCTACCGAGACCACTTACAGAGAAGATAGTTCTACCAGTAGGAGTAGAAGAAACGTTAGAGATAGTTGCTTGGTCAAAGTCATAACATTCTCTTCTAAATCCTCTTGCTCTTAGAGAGTAGATACCAAAGTTAGATGCAGAGTTAGTAACAGAAGCGTAACCACCAGACTCAGCAAGAATACCATCTGCAGTAAAGATACAGAAAACAGAAACCAACTGCACATAACCATCTTCAATAATCTTGTAACCAACACCACCTTCAGAAACAATCGTGAAGGCAGATGCAACCATTGACTTACCCTGATTAGGGAACTTAGCAGTTCCATCTAGGTTCAAACCAGGAAATGGGCAGTTAGGTTGTTTAACTTTAGAACCATCAACTAGAGCACCACCACCACCTAATTTGGAGATGATAGAAGCGTTCTGTGTATATGGAGATGCTTCAATGATTGGGAAGTCATCATAAGTTGATTTTACAGTTACTTTATTACCATTAAAGTCAGTAATAACGCTATCTGCATAATTGTATAGACCTGCTGTATCTAATAATGTTCCAGTTGTCTTGGTAGTAGCACCAGGTGCAACAACACTACCTAGGATATCATCAAGAACACCAAATAGAGTTGTGATAGTAGCTTCTACTTGAGCACATAGAGGGTTTCCAAGAGGATCTGCTAAGATGCTAGGATCTGTAAATCTTGGAATTGGTGTGAATGAAGCTGTAGTTGGGTTACCAGAAGAATCATTCCAGTTACGCATTGCCTCAATACAGAGGTCTCTTGCTGCAGTAAATGCATATCTAGTTGCTGGAAGTTCACTTGCAGGAACACCTGTCAATTCTGTTCCTGTGAAATATAGTTCAGCGTAAGTAACAACAGCATCGTTTCCACCAAGAACTAAATTCTTCAGTAATGCAGAGATTACAAGATTGATATCTCTACGGCATTTACGCTCATCAACGTTATTAAGATTGAGAGATGGGAACTGATTGATTGCATCGTTGTATGCTTCATCTACAATATGATCTCTGTTTCTAGCAATTAGATATGCAGCATCTAGATATGTTCCAGAAGCATTATTTGCTAGGACATCTACGAACAGATATGCTAGAGTATCAATAGCAGACTTAACGTTGTTACATGCTCCACCTGCATTTAGATCATCAATAATAGTTGGGTCAAAGTATCTTGGAAGACTAGAATATACAGGAGTATAAACAGGATCAGTTACAAGACCATTTCCAGTACGCCACTTACGCATTGCAAAGATAGCTAGTTCTCTAGCATACTCAATGGCACGTACAGTTTGAATGATTTCAAAGTCAATAGTAGTATCAATGAAAGTATTGGTGGCGTCAATATACTTCTTAGCACCATCAATAATATTATTGTTACTACCAAATTCTAAATCTTGAATCAGAGCATCAAGGAAATATCTAATATCTCTCTTACATTTCTCATCGCTAATAGGAATACTGAAACTAGGATATGTTTTCTGTGTTGTTACACCATCAATAACACACTCAACTACAACACCTTCAAGTTCAATAATACTATCTTCTGCAATGCCAGGAATTGATGTGTTGACAGTAACAACTGCATTACCAGTAATAGCATGATCATATTGGAAATCAGTTACATTGTAAGTGACTCCACCAAATTTAACAGTACCACCACTAACATATGTGTGTGCAAATCTAGATGCACCTAAGAAAATCTTAAAGCTATCGCCACCAGTAGATAGACTGTTAGAAGCACTTCTAACAAATGTATGAGCAACTTGAGGTCTGAACTTAACAGCGTCTGCTGTAGACGCTTCAAAGTAGTGCTGTGACTGTGGTTCGTGCTTGATAGCATTTGCTGTAGCACCTGTAAATGTATGTGTAGTAGTGTTAGAAGAAACACCTACGTTAATAGTAATTGTGCCGTCTTGATGATCAATAGCATTACTAGAAGTGCCACCAACGTATGTGTGGGAACCAGTATAAGATGATTGACCAACATTAACATCAAAAGTATTTTGAGTTACATTAGAAATTTCCAACCATCTGTTTGATGCAGGATCAAAACCAGCACGAGGATAGGTCTTAGTAACTGTGTTTCCATCTAGAACACATGTATAAGATAGAGCTCCGTCAGCAATCTTAATGTAATCACCATCTGAGAATCCATGATTTGCAACTTGGAGGGTTATGTTACCTGTTGCTGCATCGTAAGGAGCATCAGTAACATCATGTTGAGTTGATCCAACCGCAGTAATAGCAATAGATTTCTTATCTGCATATGGATCAATACCAGGACGAGGATAAGTTTTAGGAGATGAAGGATCTTGTAAACAAGTAAATGTTAGTGAATTATTTTCAATAGTAATGTTACGACCAACACCTAAACCATGCTGTCCAATGGTAAGAACCATTTCTCCAGTGCTAGGAGTATAAACAGCATTTGTTGGTTGGAAATATTTGTTAGAAGCAGATGCACCAATATTTACAGTAATACCAGTTGCTGTCTTACTTGTAATTTTAACAGATCTGTTAGATGCAGGATCAATTCCTGGACGAGGATAAGTCTTAGCTGTGTCACGGTTATCCATGTCACATGTAAATGACAAGGAATTGTTATCAATAATAACACTTCCGCCAACTGGTAGAGAATGAGTTCCAATTTCAAGAACTAAATCTCCAGTAGCAGGATCGTATGATGTTCCTGATTGTGGAGTAAAATCTTGATCTGCAGGTGAAGCACCAACATTAACAGTAAATGTATCGTTAGTTTTTGATAAGATTGGAAGTGCTCTTCCAGATCCTGGATCAGTTGGTCTTGGATAACTATGCTCTGTGGCATTATTATCCATTGCACAAGTAAATGTGAGACTATTGTCTGCAATAGAAATACCAGTTCCAACATCAAATCCATGTGCAGTACTAGTAAATACTAAGTCTCCAGTTGCAGCATCATAAGTAACATCTGATGGTGTTAAAGTTTGTGATGTTGAACCACCAATCTCATATACTGAATAAAAGTCTTTACTAAATTCGTCATTGATTCTTCCTACAACTTCATCAGCAATAAACTCTCTATTGTTCCTAATCTGAAGCGAAGCATCTTGGAATCTTCTAGCAACAGGAGTTGCTTCTTGGAACTTAAATGGTGAGTTAAGTAGAGATAAAGTTACAGACTTAGAGAAAGATTGAACCTGTGCAAATTGACCAGGATCATAATTGTTGTTAGTTAATGAAGGTAACTTCTTAGGAATAACAAAACGTCTGGATCTACCATCAGGATCTTCAATGACTTTATAAATTCTTTGCTTACCATTCAACATGGATAAGTCTGGAGCTGATGTAGAAAGATTTTGGATTAAAATCTCTTCACCTTCTTTGAAGTCGTGGATGTTATCCGATTCAACCAGTGGGTTTGTATAGAAAATAATACCACCAAGATCTTCAGGTGTACCGTAATCACCAAAACCGCCAGTTGCAATACTAGGATCTCCCTGTAGAGAGAAGTCAATTCTACTGATTGGTAGTGGAGGATCTGTTAGGTTAGGTCTGTTCTCAAACACAACCTCACCTTCAGGTCTAATTGAAATAATGTCGGTTGTAACCAGAGAATATGTGTCTCTAATGTATGTAAATTCTAGAGTTCCTGTTCCGTTATTAGCAGCACCAGTATCATGAGTTGGGTTTGTTTCTCCAGAGGTACCAGCAACTGTTACGTTGTATACATGATCCTCTGTCCAAACAAGTTGACCAACAGTATATGCTGTTAATGGTTGGAATCTTTGACTATTTGCACCACCATATACTAATGTTTCACCAGCGTTTACAGAACCAGATGTTTGTACAAAATCAAATGAACCATTAACAAATGCACTATTTCCAGTAACATCATCAAATTGAACATTTCTAGATGTAACAATACCACCAGCGTTAACACCTCTTAGTTCAATACCAGCTACTAGATTGTTGAGACCTCCATTAGACTGGAATGTTGTTCTGAAAACTGACTCACCAAAGATTTGATGACCAACAGGGAATTGGGTTCCAGCATCTCCATTTTGAAGGAAATCATAAGTAATTCTTTGCTTATCGTCAAAGACCATAGCAAAGTCCCAAGTAAAGGTGTCAGCACCTTCTTGGTCTCTATAAGTAACACCAATAACGTAGTTCTTATCACCAAACTTAAATATATGCTTTCTTGGGTTGGCAGGACGAATGATAACCAAACGTAGGTTGTCACCAACAATAGAAGCATCAGGTGGGAGAGACATTGGGTTGTCTTCCGTGTAGTCACCACCTGCAATAATAATAGATTCTTTTACGCCAGGTGTTTCCCATGCCAACTGACATGCTTTCTTAATTGTTCTAACTGGATTAACTGGAGAACGACCATCGTTATTGTCGTCACCAATCAATTGGGAAACGTAAATACGACCACCAACGTCATTCGTTGCTAGGTTAAGAACGTATTCAGTAGTTGCAATCTTGTCAGACTTATCACCCAATAGTGGAGTAATAGATCTTGGATATATTCCAGTTTCTCCACTTGTGTTATAGAAAACTTCGTTTGGATCAGATACGCGGAAACCAATGTGTTTAAACTGAACACCAGGAACAGGATTATCTAATGGATTACCATTAATTTCAATTCCATCAGTATGAAGAGGTGGATCTAATGGATTTGATGATGTAGTACCAACGTTTAATGATTGGTATACATTAGGACCACGGAAAACAAAAGTATTTTGCTGTAATAATCTATCTGGTGCCCAAGGGGTACCAGTGTTATTCATGAAAGTTTTTAAGTTTGGTGCTCTCTGAGCTGCGTCAGGAGTAACCAAATTATCAATATCTAGGTTTAGAATTCTCGCAGTATCAGAAATGATAGATGTAGAAGTTCTGATAGCACCGTTAATATCAAGTTCAAAGTCTACTGTATCGAGAAACGCTGTCGCAGTAGCACCTACACCATTACCACCACTAATTGTAATTGTAGGAGCAGTAGTATAACCAGCACCTGGATTATCAATAAGGATACCAGCAACTCTACCTTCTGGAGAAATAGAAGCAGAAGCAGCTGCTTGGACTGGATTGTCACCTAAAGGAGCACTAACTGTAACCGTAGGTTGAGTGGTGTAACCAGAACCTGGATTATCTACTGTGATAGTGTCAATTCTGTTTCCAGTTCTATTGATACCAACACGAGGTACTTTCGTTGTTGGTTCAATTAGGGCACGCAAGACCTCTTTTTCATCAGTTCCAGTACCCGATCTCAACGAGATCTCGTTATCTCCAATAATTTGGGGAGCACTAGCCCTAATTTGCTCTTTGTCAGAATTAAACTTAAAGCTCATTTTCTATCAGCCTGCAGACTTAAAATATTTCTCTTTTCTATTTAGTACTAAGTCCAGTCAATGCTTACCACTTTCACATAAGCAACCCATTTAATTGTACGAGTTGTTCCTGCACGAGAGGTATTATAACTAAAAGTATTTGCGGAACCAGCAATAAAAGGATTGATAGTCCAAGTTTGACCTGATGGAATAGCATCCTTAATTATAGTTGTCATTGTGGACAGTTCAGATACTACCCCATCGTTAGCTACTTTAAGAACAGTATCCAATTTTGTACAGATATTTCCAGATGCATTATCATTAACTCCAACAATAAAAGTCTCTACAAAATTAATTGAATTACTTGGTACAATAATTGTGGAGTTAACATCGTCTGTAGAAAGAACAGATGTATTAATACCTCTCAAAATATAATGAGTGGTAGAACTATCACTATAGAAAGAATTTTTTACTTCTAATGAATTTACATTGGTAACATCTTTTTTCTCATTGATTAAAACTGTTTTATCAACTGAGAATCCTCCAACGGAATCATATTTTTTTAAAATTTCTGGCATTTTTACCTCTTAGTAATTTGAGAGACTACGGTGAATTCAACATCATCACCACTAGTTAGGCTAGTATCTAGTGTAAATGTAACTCTAACGTTTCCAGCATCATTCAAATCAAACACTGTGCTGAATTGATTTACTCCTGTTGAAATATTACCAATTTCAGAGAAGAAAACATCAGTTCCTTTATCAGTAACAGAATATTCAACAATTTCTTTATCACCAGTAGAGGTATTGTGTCCTGTAATGATCACTTTTGCTGATGCTTCAACAGAAGGATCATAGATAACTGCATCTCCTTCGTTAAGTGTTCCTCTTTCTAGAGTTACTTTCTTAGTTACAATTTTAAAATCAGCAATTTCAAGTTCTTTAAGTTCACTATCAAATAACTTAATACCATTGTAAGTTCCTGTTCCAAAACCTAGGTTGTAGAAAACGTCACCAGTATCAGTTAATCTAAGTAATGGGTCAGTTGTAAGACCAGAAGACAAACCAAGATCAAAAAACTCTCTGGTAGAGAACAAGAATGTTTTATCACTATTTGTATTGTCTAGTGTAGTTGCTAGATCAGAAAATGTAATTGTGGCAGCATTAATATTAAATGTATCTGATGTTTCCGAATTAAGAGTATCTACACTGTAGAAATCAAGTCCAGAACCTGTTAATTGAAGCGTATTACTATTTTGATTATAGAAGAATAAAATATCTTCATCAGCGCCAGGAGCTGACTCTGCCTGAATGAAAGTATCCTGATCAATATCTTTAACACCACCTAGACCACCCCACTGTGCTCCATTGTATCCTTCAAACTGATTATCGTCAGTGTTATATCTTACAGATCCTTGTGCTGCATTTCCTTTTTGGTTATTGTTTCCAACAGGAAGAACTAAAGAAGAACTAGCATTAATAACTGCTTTCTGTCCAGGATTTGGTTGAAGCACTAAATCATTAGTATCTGTTGAAATTGTATTTCCAGATATACGAATTTCATTGTTGATAACTAAATCTGTAAATCCTAATGGATCAATATTAACCTCTGAAATTTCTTCAAATGTAAGAGAAGAAACTGCAGTAACAGAGAAAGTAAGTTCTAAGTCACCATTTGTAGTTGCTCCAGAATTATGAATAGGAGGATTTCCACTAGAAGCAGTTAAGTTGATAGCTCCTGGTGCAGTGTTTGTAACCGCTGTTACTTCATAGATATTATTTCTATACTTAAGATAATCTCCTACTACTGCTGGACTATTTGCTGTCCAGTTACTATAAGCTGGTGCTGCAACATTAGGAGATCTTACTTTCTTAACATTAACAAATTCTTGATATTCAGTAGTAAATCTAACCGTATTTACAGCGTCATTATAGAACCATAATGTATTATCATTTGCACCCACAGTCTCCTCTGCGAGAATGTAGGTATTGCCATCCTGATCCCTTACTCCACCAAGTGAAGACCAAGAAGTAGTAGAAGCACTATATCCTTCATATGATTGACTATCTGTATTGAAACGAATTGCTCCATCTTCTGTTACGCCAGGTCTTTGAGCATCAGTTCCAACAGGAATAACAAGAGATGTGGATGAGTTAACCTTGACTGATTGACCTAATGATGGAGTAAAGGTAATATTAGAACCAGCAGCAGATGAAACTACATTATCAGTAATGAAAAGTTTGTCATTGATATTTACAGAGTTTAATGTCTTAAGAACTCCTGTAACTTCAAGGTTTCCATTAGCATTATCAAAACTTCCTTTTCCTGAAAAATCTATGCCTCCTGAAAGATTAATTTGAGATGCAGTAATATCTAAAGTTCCACTATTATTGGTTATCTCATTTAAACTAATAGTATTTCCACTAATATTTCCAGAGGTCAGACTAGAGATATTACCACTTGAGGAACTTAAGGTAGAACTGGTAAGTCCTGCAGCAGTTAACATCCCAGTCAAAATGTTATTACTAATGATATCTACTTCATTAGTAGCCAAAACTTCAAGACTAAATCCAGAACCAAATGTTCTTGGGTTGTTTAAATCAACAGTAATTAATGCTTCTTCACCATTTTTTCCACCAACGTCTGATGCCTCTGGGGAGTAGTAATAGAGATTTGGAGTATTATCATCTATTAAAATTGTTAGTTCATTGATTGTTCTAGTAACATTTCTGATAAACTCAAATCCTTTGAATTCTAATTGTACAGGACCAGAAGTTAGAGCAACATTACTTAATGTGATCGTTGTTCCATTGATAGATTCAACTACGGTATTTGGTAGTAACGCACCTGTTCCACTCAATACAGTTACTTCCATTCCAACAACAATGCCAGCAGCAGAGTTGACTGAAATATCTTTAGATACGTTTGATAATGTTGTTGATACAGGTGTAACAAGACTTGGAGCATGAATACCATCAGGATATGAACTAAGTGCAAATCCGATGCTTGTTAGAGATGAATCTTGAATATTAAAGACATATGTGTTTCCAGAATAAAATGTAAGATCTGGAAGTAATAATGGATTTCCAGTATCACCCAAAGAAAGGAAGTAGTAATCTTGAGGATTGGTACATGTATCTACAGTTCCTATTGCAGTATTAGTACTATCTTCTAAGTCATCTCCATTCTGAAGAACACCACCTAAAGCATTAAGGAAAGCTCTTGTTATATTGCCACCAGCAGATTCAATTTTAAAAACTTCATATTGAACTGGAGTACCACCTCCCTCACCACCAGTTGCTGTCTGTATAACATCTCCTACTGCAAAAGCAGATGTAGAAACGTTTCCAGTAAAAGTTATTTCAATAACTGATGCAGAAGTAACTACGTATTCAATTGGAGAAACTAAATTTTCAGCATCTACAGAAAGTAAATTTCCTACTTCATATCCAGTACCACCTTGAGTAATAGTAACATTGTTTACTGTTCCAACTGCTCCAACTGTATAAGCAAAAGGAGTAGTGCCTGAACCAAATACTTGTCCAAAGGTTAGTGTAGCTGTACCAGCACCTGTTGGAGCATTATTTAATTGAACAGTGTTTCCTGATATAGAATTGATGACTGTTCCAGCAGCTAGAGATCCATTTCCTCCAGTCTTAGTAACAGGCATTCCTGGATATAAGACAGAAACATCAGCTACAACAAACTCTGTTAAATTACCAGCACTAGTAAATCCAAGTGTCGCTGCTCCACTAGTAAGTGGAAATTGATCTAAAGTAATTTGAGTAGCACTGTCAACTGATTGAATTGTTGTACCACCAACTAAAGTTCCAGTATCTCCCTCTCCACCAAAGGCAGTCATACCTGCAACAAGACCAGTGGTATCTGCTACAGTAATTTGATAAGAGGTAGTGTTTAATGTTGTTGCAAAACCAGTGATTTGTGCTTTTAAATCAGCAGAGACTCCTGTTACATCTCCTGGCAGAGAAAGTACGTTACCAGAAGTGTAACCTGTACCATATAATAAAATCTGGAAGTTACTGACTATGCCTGGATTTCCATCAATTCTATATTGAAATCCACTTCCAGTTCCAGCACCATCAAAGTTTGGATTTACTGATAAAATATCTCCATTCAGATATCCAGAACCTTGACTAACAATAACAATGTCTAGAACCTCTCCAGATGTGCCTGTAATAATGTCTGCCTCAGCACCAGATCCATTACCACCAGTAAGAGGTACAGCATTTGTAGTAGTACTAGCAGCGTAGTTAGAACCAGCATTTACAACTGTTCCAGCAATTCCATCTACATCAAATGAGACTTCTACACCACTACCAGTACCACCATTTAATTTTATACCACCAGAACCTTGTCCGTAATTACCAGGAGTGTATCCTGCTCCAAAATTAGTAACAGATCCACCATAAGGAGTTACAACAATAGTTGCTTCACCAGCAACACCAGAACCTCCAGTTAGAGGAATATTATTATATGTTCCACCTTCATATAATGAACCAGCATTTAAGATGGTTACACCATTTGTAGTTAATTGTTCTTGAGTTAAGTTTAAATCTTGGATACAAGTGACTGCAGTATCACTAAGTTCTAGAACACGTTTCGTAGTTGAAACAAATCCTAGAGTCTTTGTATCTGCTTTGTATAAACCTAGAGTTGCATCTGTATCAAATGCTAATGATGGTGCTATGACTGTTCCATCACCTAGTTTCAAATTACCTGTAGATAGATCAGATCCACCTCCAGTTACATCAAATAATCTTGCACCAATTTGATTAATTTTCTGCCTTTGAAGTTCAAAGGTATCGGTACGTGCGACATTAATTGCTGGCATTTTTTACTAACTCTCGAAGTAGTGATTTAATTTCAGAGATTTCATTCTTCAACATATTTATGTCGTCCAACGCGGAACCTAACTGTTTTGACTTACGTCTTGCAGCTATTGCAGAATCGTTCAAATTAATGATAGCACCAGTGTTTTGGTCTCTTACAAGACCATCATGCCCTTTAACTTTAATATAGTCCATACGCGGAAATTAGAATGCTGCAACCGCACGAATGTCTTGAATCTTAGGAACGAATGCAGGATCGACACCAAGCATCACAATTTTGATAGCAAATGATGAATATTCGTCAATATCAGATACACTATATTTTAAATCTTGATATGAAGATTGTTTCTCAACAACACTTGAAATTGTATTTTCTGTGGTTGCTAATTCTAAAGTATCTGGTTGTCCATTACCATTGAATAAGATCCAATCAATATCCTCAAAGTTTTCTTGACTAGATGCTTTCTTAAACTTATAGAGAACTTGGATATTAGAGATGTCTTTAACATTTGCCATTAGATGTACATCAATAGCAGTTGCAGGACTACTAATAACAACTTCCTTAGTTACATACTTAGCAACAGCAGAACCATTCTTAGAAGTATCTTCAGCAACAAAGTCAATACCATTTGTATAAGTAATTTTACCTACTTCTAAATAGTTTGCTTCCTCATCTGGTTGGTTTGGATACTTAATAAAGTCTCCTACACGGAAGATATCTTGAAGTTGTTGATCGGTATTAGCGTTTCTATTATAGAAAGCATTATCAATAATTCTGTCAGTATAATTATCATTGATTGGATTAACATCAACTCTAGCAGTTAATTCTTGAGTTTGATTATTCCAAATAACTGTTTTACCAGTAATGATATTTTCATATGTGTCAAGAATCACAGCTGGATTTCTTGCTTCAATTGTTGCTCCATCATCAATAGATGCAAATACTTGTGATGGATTAGAATCAACAACAACGTTTGTCAAAGCTGTTTGATTACCTAAAGAAACAAGTTCTCCTTTTTGGAAGAATTGACTTGTCTTAACTCTAACATATACAACTTGACCATTAACTCTTGCAATAGTTCCTGTTGTTTTAGAAGTCTGACCTTCAATTGTTTGATTAGCTTGTAATTCAGTTCCAGCATTACCAGCAAGTTCAAATTGATAAACAGGGAAGAACTCAATAACTTGATCTCTTCTACCAAATCTGTTTTCTTCTCCATGTGCATTTTCAATTCTATTACTTACTGTCTTGACAGAGGCACTAGAAAGATCAATGATTGGAGAAAGATTACTAGATGTGGAAGATAGTTGCATCTTGTAAGTTAGAGATCTTTGTAAATTGTTTAATGTTTCATTGATCTCAGAAGCAATCATCTTCTGGTTTGTAAAGTAATGTGGTTCATTCAAGAATGTTCTTTCATATTCTGCCTGTGAATATGAAGTGTAGTTAGTTGTGGAAGAATCAACAGGAATTACATTAGTGGTTTGTACAGAGACATCTAGTGTTGTACCTGTAAATGTTAGATAATGAATTTGTGGATATAGAGTTTCAAACTTTCTATTATGACTTGCATATACAGAAGTACCACCACCAAGAGAGTTACCTGCAGCTTGAGATGGAGAAAGAATATTATATGAATCAACACCAGAATTCATTACCTTGAATAGATTGCTGTTAATAGTGGAAGCAGTAATACCTCCAGTCTCAACTGCAGTTCTATAGAAGACATATGACTTACCACTATCTTCAAAACCATTATCTCTATGATTTACTTTAACAACAGCATTGTTGTTCTTGAATAGAGTAGATGTTGAAGCAGAATTAGAACTTGCATTTGTTTCAATTGGATTTGCGTCCAAGAGTTCATAACCAAGATTTTCATTCTTAAGAAGAAGTTCTGCAGGTCTAGTTATATTAAACTCTGCTCTGTAAAGATTAAATTTAAGATCCTCAAAAATATCTTCAGTCCAACTTTCGGTATTCTGGGAACGGTATACCGAACCTAGAGATGGTTGAGTTGTGATGACCGTACTTGTAGCAATATCAGTTTCACCAAGTTTAGAAACCCAAAGTTCATAATCAGTAGAATCGGTTTCAACTACAAGTGCATACTCAGTATCATTCTGTAGATATACAGGATATTCAAATGCAAAGTGTGTAGGTGTTGTGGAGTTTGTTACTTCTCCAGCATCAGTTGCTACACCCATTCTTACAGCAGGTGTATCAATTTCAATAAACGTTTGGATCTCACATCCACCTGCTCCATTACCAACACCTTTTACAACAACTGATGGTGCCTCTGTATATCCAAATCCAGGTAACGATACCTCAGCATTATAAATCTGACCACCAGAAACTTCTATACCTGCAGTAGCAGTAGATCCGCCAGGTAATTGTGGACTTTCAATAGTAAGAATCGCACTGTCATAATTTTGACCAGTGTTAGTAATTCTCATCTTAGAGACTTTACCACTATCTTTTGCAATAGAAAGAACAAGATCAGTATTGTTCAATGCGTTTGCTTCTGTGATAGATGGAATAATTAAATCTTCATTCTGTACGAAAGTTTTACCATTATGGTTACTAAGAACCACAGTGTATACTTGCTCGTTTGTAAGACTAAACTTACCAGATGCAGTTGCAACTAATTCTACATTGTTCTTATCAAAGATCTTAAGAATAGGACCTGATGCAGAAGAGGATGCACCTGTTACATTCTCACCAACATAAACTGCTACGTTACCACTTGCAAAACACTTAAGGAAAGTATTTGGAGAGAGTGTCTTCTCAGAACCAGGTACAATATTCTTAGCAGGTTTTTCTGCATCAACATTAGAAATATATGTTTTTACTGGAATGTTAGTGCTCTTTTTACTGAAGAAGAGATCAACACCAGTTACAAAACATCCACCATCAAGATTTTCAATTTTGAAAGTTTGTGCAAGAGGATTAGGTCTTACAGGATTGTCAGTATTGCTTTCAATTAACTGAACACCTTCATTAGATTTAAAGTAAGATGGTTTTGTGGATACAATACTTGCTGGATTTTCTGGAAGAAGACCAGTAGCATAATACTTAACTTCTGTGTAACTATCAACTTCTTCTTTAGGTGCATTGGTTGAACTAGAAGTAAATCTAAATGTCAACACACCAGAAGTAATTGATACCTCGTCAGCAGAAGTGTCATATGGTAAAGTTTCTACATCACCAGTCCAAGTTGCATTCTCAAGTGGTGGTAAACCAGCAGGAACAACAATTAGTCCACTAGCATTACC